TGTAGCCCTTAGCCCCTTCAATTTTAATTAGAGAGGAAATCATGGCAGCCACATACGTTACGCAAGCAGAACTGCGCACAGTTTTAGGCATTGGCTCTCTCTACGATAACGCAACAGTTGAAGAGTGCGCACAGGCCGCTGAGAACATTATTAAGAGCCATCTCTGGTTTAATAACTATTACGCAGCTGCTAGAAGTCTTACCGATAACTTTGCAACACTTTACTTTCAACAACCTCATGGCATGTATGTCGGCCAAAGCGTAATCATTACAAACGCTGGCTCACCTTTTAACGGCACTAAGACAATTACTGAGATTAACGGCGCAGTCCAGGTATCTGCATTAAACTACCAGAACTATTCATTGACGGCTTACAACTATTCCATAACCTATGCAGCCACAGGCGCAAATCAGGTTAAGAACCCAATACAACCTTTTGCCACAGTAGCGGCTACAACTAACATAGACTTCACCACAGTTCCGGAAGTTAGAGAAGCATCACTCCTAATTGCTGTTGACATCTGGCAATCAAGACAACTTTCAAATGCTGGTGGCGTATCACCGGATGGCTTTACACCTTCACCTTACCGTATGGGCAACACACTACTTGCTAGAGTTCGTGGTTTGATTGCGAATTACTTAAACCCAAATGGGCTAGTCGGATGACAGTTGCCGTCACAACTCTCCGTTCTACCATTGCAACGGCTTTAAGTAATCCAACGGTATGGCAGGTATTCTCTTTTCCACCTGCCTCACCGTTGGCCAATAGCGTGGTTGTAGAACCTGATGATCCTTACATTACGCCAAGCAATAACCAACACATAACTATTGCACCATTGGCTAACTTTAGAATTAAACTTTATTTGCCATTACTTGATAACCAGGGTTCTCTTATGGATATTGAGGAGTTTATTATTGGCGTATTCACTAAATTAGCTGCGTCATCATTATCATATAACATTGGCTCTGTGTCTGGGGTATCAGTTGATACAACGGCTGGAGACCTTCTCACGGCGGAAATACGCCTGAGTATCTTAACGAGTTGGAGTTAATATGTCCGATCTAACACCAGAGGATTTGGCTTTCTTGAAGAAGATCGGTCAAATCGCACCCACCCCAAAGGCAGCAGCCAAGAAAGACGAGGAATAAACAATGGCAATTTTTCTAAACAATAACGTTGGATTTAAGTTAAACAGCATTGACTTATCAGATCACGTTACTGCAATTACAATTAACCGCCAAGCGGATCAACTAGAAGTAACTGCAATGGGCGATACAGCACACAAGTTCGTAACTGGACTAGAAGCGTCATCAATCACAGTATCATTCCTAAACGATACAGCAGCGGCAAGCGTTCTAGCAACAATCCAAGATGCTTGGGGAACTACCGTCCCTGTTTCAATGATTCAGGTAAAAGGCACAGCAGTATCAGCAACCAACAAGACTTACGCAACAACAGTCTTGATTGACAACGTTACAGATATTAACGGCGCAGTAGCCGATGAAGCAACACTTGATATAACATTTACTTGCAACAGCAAGGTTGTTCCATCAAGTTCAACAGCGTTCTAAACAACTAACAGAAAAGGGCTAACATGGCAAAGTTAAGAATAGTAAGGGTGGATGGTAGCGATACCACTCACGTAATCACACCAGCAATAGAATTCGCTTTCGAAATCTATGCAAAGAAAGGCTTGCACAAAGCCTTCCGTGAGGATGAGAAGCAGTCTGACGTTTATTGGTTAGCCTGGGAGTGCATCCGTAGATCGGGAGAAACTGTCAAACCTTTCGGTGCAGATTTCCTGGATACGCTTGTGCGTGTGGAAGTTCTTGATGATGACCCTTTGGACTGACTAGGGATTCCCTTCACTATCTCATTGCACGAATGAGCCTAGAGACGGGAATTCCTGCACAATCCTTTATTGATATGGATGTGCGAATGTTCAAGACTTATTTGATGGCTATGAAGGACAGGGCAAAGGAGATGAATAATGGCAACGCAGGTAAGAGGCGCTAAAGAACTTCGCTACGCCCTGCGTAACTTTGAACCTGATCTAGCCAAAGAAACACAAAAGGAAATGGCTGCAGCATTAAAGCCAATCGTGCAACAGGCTCGTAATTTAGTTCCTTCAATTAGCCCATTATCAGGGTGGCGGCCTAGAGCCATGAGCGAAGCAAGATTTCCTACTTGGGATTCTAAGATTGCCAAGCGTGGCATCAGTTTCAGAACTACACCAACCAAACCTAACTATCGTGGCTTTTCTTATGCAGCTTCTATAAATAACAAATCTGCTATTGGTGCTATTTATGAACGTGCAGGGGTGGCTAGCCCAGGCACTAAGAAATCAAGCAGACCAAACTTTGCACAGGCTCTAGGGCCAATGGAGGGTAAAGGCAGATTGCAAGGTCGTGCCATGTTTGCTGCATGGAATAAAGACCAAGGCAAAGCAACCGCGGCAGTCATTAAAGCATTAGAAAACGCAGCAAAGAATTTTAAGAATAGGCGGATTGTATAATGGCCAGAGTTGATTTAGTAGTTGGTATTGGTGCAGAATACAAAGGCAAGCCAGCCTTTAACAAAGCCAACAAGGACATCTTTGGTTTAACTAAAGCCGTAAAGAGCCTTGCGGCTGGATACATTGGCTTAGCAGGCGCGCAAAAGGCTTTTCGCTTAGGTCAGCAATCACTCAAAGCGTTCGTTGAAGATGATGCGGCAGCAGCACAATTAACTAAGACTCTATCGAACTTAGGCTTAGCCTTTAACAGCGTTGATGTTGAGAAGTTCATAAGCAAGACTCAGCAAGCCACAGGTGTATTAGACGATGCCCTTCGCCCTGCTTTTCAATCTCTACTTATTGCAACACGCGATTATGCCCAGGCTCAGAAACTTCTAAACCTATCTTTAGACATTTCAGCTGGAACTGGCAAAGACGTTGCCGCAGTCAGCACAGCTCTAAGCAAGGCTTATTTAGGCAATTACACATCACTTACCAGACTTGGCGGCGGTATTAGCAAAGCCACAGTTGCATCAGGTGATCTAAACCAAATCCTTGCCGCTCTTAGTGCTAACTTCAAAGGCGATGCGGCAGCAGCCGTTCAAACTTACAAAGGACAATTAGACCTTCTAAAAGTATCAACTGAGAACGCTAAAGAAACTATTGGCGAAGGCTTGGCAATCGCCCTGTCTAACCTTTCAGACAATAACATTGTGAACCTAAGTGATGCTATGAATGACTTCTCTACATCTATTGCTGAGGTAATCGTAGGCATCAGCGTTATGATTGAAAAGATTAAGTCAATACCTGGTGCTGGCCTGCTTAAAGGATTATTTAGCCTGCAATCTATTCCGGTCGTTGGTTCTTACTTAGAGCTGTTTAGAAAAGCCGGTAAGGCTGAGATTTCCTCTGTTCGTAACTCAAAGAAGATTGTTGAAAATACTAAGGCTACAAACAAAGTAACCTCAGCCATAGTATCTAACACCAAGAAGTTGACCGCTGAGCAGACCAAGCAACTAGCATTGAAGAAGGCTCAGGCCGTTCTCGATGGCGCATCCAAAGTATTGGATATGGATTTAATTCAAAACACAGCTGCTCTTATGGGCAAAGTTACTGCTGATGAAAAGTTGCGCTTAGAACTTCAACAAGCAATCCTTTTAGGTAACGCAACTGAGGCTGGCAACCTAGCGCAACAACTTCTAGCCTCTCAAACAGCAGCTATGAAGTTATCTTCAACCAATCCTTTAGGTGGCTTTACAGACGCGCTTCTCACGGCACTAGCGGCTGTCAAACAAATAAGAGATGAACTTGCCGTATTAGGTGCGCCTAAAGTTGCAGTTCCCACAATGGCAGCAGCAGCAGCAACGCTTGCTACAGCAACACCAGGATTTTCAACAATAAATGGAGTTAGCCTTCCACCTAGTTTTGAAGGCTTTGGCCCAGCAAGGAATAATAATTCTCTACCACCAGGCTTTGCAGGATTTGGCCCAGCGGCTAACAATGTGCAGGAAGTTAGAATTACCCTTGATCCGCAAGCCTCACAACTAATTAACGCAGCTGTTGTAAAGGCTAACGCTAATGGAGCATCATCAACCGTGAACCGCAACGGGTTTTTCAACTACGGCGGCTAAATGACTCTTCCATCCGTCAGCGTTCTCTTTGACTTTAGCAACGGCCCTACATTCGGCTACAGCTTTACTTTAGGTGACCCTGAGCATGGAATCTTAGGCACAGACGTATTAGGCGAGAACGCCAACGATATTGTTGACATATCTGACCAGGTAGGCCAAATAAGAATTAGACGCGGCTATGACCTATTGCAAGACCAATTCCAAGCAGGCACAGCCAGCGTAAGAGTTTATGATCCAACAGGCGCGTGGAATCCACAGAACCCTGCCTCACCCTATTACGGCAAGTTAATTCCTTTGCGCAAGATGCGTATTATTGGCAATGACTCATTCCTATTCTCAGGCTACACAATCTCCTACAACTACACTTATCCAAAGGATATGGAGATTGGCTTTGTAGATATTGAACTGGTAGATGCTTTCCGGTTGTTTGCTCAGGCTAATATCACCACAGTTGCAGGCACTAGCGCAGGACAATTAACTAATCAAAGAGTTACTAACATTCTTGACCAAGTAGGTTGGCCTTCCTCAATGCGTGAAATAGATACCTGCTCAGCAACAGTATTGGCAGATCCTGGCACATCTCGCACAGCACTCCAAGCAATCAAAAACCTAGAGTTTTGCGAGCAGGGCGCGTTCTATTTTAACCCATCTGGTAACGCTGAGTTTCATTCTCGCGCTTACATTCAAAGCAAATCAGGCCAGAATCCAACCAATTTTGCTAACGACGGCACAGGTATAGGTTACAAGAACGTAATCTTTGCCTTTGATGACAAGCTGATTATTAACCAGTCCAGTTTTACACGCACAGGCGGCACAGCTCAGACCTCAGAGAACGCAGCCTCAATAGCCAAATACTTCCCACATTCAATTAACTACACAGACCTTATGCTTCAGACTGACGCTCAAGTAGCAAACGTTGCCAAGATATATGTGGCAACACGCGCTGAAACCACAATTCGAATTGATGCCATTACTCTTGATCTCAATGCCACAGATGCGGCTGGAGATACCGCAGCCCTAACCCTAGATTTCTTTGACACCATCGCCATCAAGAACGTGGCACAGGATGGCACTATTATTGAAAAGACCCTGCAATGTATGGGCGTTCAACACGAAATAACACCCTCAACTTGGAACACTACCTTTACCACAAGTGAACCCATTGTTGATGGATTTTTGCTAAACTCTACCCTATACGGAATTTTAGATACTTCCGTTTTGTCTTACTAAGGAGAAACAAATGGCTGTCGGATTTCCAACAAAGGTGAACTACGCCACAGGCGATGTTTTATCCGCAACAAATATGAACGATCTGTCAGGCACAGTTAACCTGCTTGAATCTGCTGCTGAATCAGCTGCTGGCGTTAATAAAATTATTAACGGCGATTTTGGTATAAACCAAAGAGCCTTTACAAGCACAACAACAACAGCGACATACGGATTTGATAGATTTCAAATGGCATTTGTAGATGGAACTGTTACTTACAGCGCGCAAACTTTTACGGCAGGCACCGCGCCCGTTGCTGGATATGAAGCCACAAATTTTGCTCAAATTGTAACTACTGGGCAAACTTTAACAACGGCGCAAGCACAGTTACAACAAAGAATAGAATCAGTTAGAACACTTGCAGGACAAACTGCAACTTTTTCCTTTTGGGCAAAAGCAAATAGCGGAACTCCAAATATAAATGTTAGTTTAGCCCAAAGTTTTGGAACTGGCGGCAGCCCTAGCGCTTCGGTTGCTACTACTGGAACAGTTCAAACTATTACAACTTCTTGGGCTAGATATTCTTTTACAATAGCCGTTCCAAGTATTTCAGGAAAAACTCTTGGAACTACTAACGATGGTTATTTAGCCGCTAATATTTTTGTTTCTGGTGGTTCTGCAAGCAGTGCGCCTACTGTTGGAATTCAATCAAATACTTTCCAAATCTGGGGCGTTCAGGTAGAAGCAGGATCAACCGCTTCAGATTTCAAAACCGCAACCGGAACTAAACAAGGTGAACTGGCTGCGTGCCAGAGGTATTACTTCAGATTAACTTTTGATGCTGCCACAAGAAGGTTTGGCGTAGGAATTGCGGATCTTTCAACTAACGCACAAATCGCAATTCCTTTTCCAGTAACACTTCGGACTACTCCAACTGCTTTAGAACAATCTGGAACGGCTGGAGATTATTCAGTTTTTTCAGGGGTGAATGTAACTTGCAACGCAGTTCCTACTTATCAACAAGCAACGCAAGTGCAGGGTGTAATTAGCCTTCCTGTTGCTTCTGGTTTAACTGCTGGTTATGCAGCAATGGGGCGAAATATAAACACCAATGCTTATTTAGGATGGAGTGCTGAACTGTAATGAAATACGAATTATTAAACACAACTGAAGATGGCATTAAAATTTATGCTCGCATAGATGATGACGGCTTATGTCGCTTTACTTGCACAGAGGATAACCCTGATTACTTGGCTTGGCTAGAAGAACAGAAGCCTGCCAAAACCTCAAAGGTTGTAGATGAAGCCGCACCTGAGTAAAGCCGCCATTCAACTCCGAAATCAAATAGACGATTGCTATGGCGAAAGAGATAGACGTAGTGATGGTTGGATCGGTGACGCGAAACACGCAGGCACTAAGTCAGATCATAATCCTTCTTTACCTAATTACATCGTGCGTGCCTTGGATGTGGACTCAGACCTATCATCCCACAAATCCGAATCTATATATTTGGCGGATCAGATTCGTCTCTATGCAAAGGCTGAAAAGCCTAAGCGAATTGCCTACATCATCCACAACCACAAGATTGCTTCTCCAATCCTTAACTGGCGATGGAGAAAATACACAGGTTCATCAAACCCACATACCTCACACATTCACATCTCGTTTACGCCTAAAGGTGATAACGATGGTTCTTTTTTTGAAATACCGTTACTAGGGGGAAAACAATGAAAAATCCTTATTTCCTAATGTCCGGCGCGTTCTTGTCTGCTTGGGCAGCAAGCAACTTTGCAGCTGACTACCGCGCAGTTCTCTGGGCTATCCTTGCCGGAGTATTCGGATATGCGACACCTAAGAAATGAGCATCTCTAGCGCAAACTACACAGTAACAACCACACGTTCAGTAGTGGTAGCAGATGACCAGGCCGCAGAGGAAGTCCACTTTCACTCATCATCAGGCACTTTGTATCTTGGTGGCGCAGACGTAACTGTTGCTAATGGATACCGCATGGATAATGGCGATAAGGTTGTAATTCAGAATCACGGCAACGCTATCTATGCTGTTACTTCTGCTGGCACATCCAACCTATCAACGCTGGTAATTCAGAAGTGAACCAACAAGACTTTTTTACGTTATACATAGCCACAGTTTCTATTATTGGTGGTTTGTCTGGGTATGTAATCACGCATTTGCTTGGCGAAATTAAACGCCTAAACTCGCGTGTTGATGAGATTTACAACATACTTCTAGAGCGATAATTTAACTATGGCACGCAAGGTTAAAGTCCAGGATGATTACTACACACCCCTGGAAAGTTATTGCATAGGCTTAAATACCTATTACACAGCTTTGCGTAAAGCAGGATTCTCAGTAGATATTGCCCTTGCCATGATTCAGGATCAGAACAGTTATCCGGATTGGATATTGCCAAAGCCTGTGGACTTTGACCCAGACAATCCGAACTTCACTCCCTATGAGGATGACGAGGATTAACCTTGAAAATCGTAGTGATAAGTGATCTACAAGTTCCCTTTCACAACCCGAAAGCAGTAGCCAATGTCGCAGCATTTATCCGCAAGTTTAAGCCTGATGAAGTTCTTTGCGTGGGCGATGAGATGGATTTCAATACCATTTCAAAGTTTAGTAGCGGCTTTGACGAACACTCCAAGACCATCGGCAGAGACCGAGACATGTGTGTCGAAGTCATGTATGACCTACAAATCACACAGCTCTCACGAAGCAACCACGGAGCGCGGCTCTTTAACGCCCTTTCTACTAGACTGCCTGGACTGATAGGCGCACCAGAACTAGAGATAGAGAATTTTTTAAGACTGCCAGAGTTAGGCATTAAGTATCACAAGAAGCCTTACGAGATTCCAGGCACTAATTGGGTAATGGTGCATGGTGATGAGCAGAGCATCAAGCCACATGGGGGTTTAACGGCTTTAGAAGCCGCTAAGAGACACGGAAAGAGCGTAGTTTGTGGACATACACACAGACAAGGAATATCCTCTTATACGCAATCCTCAGGCGGTTTAGAGGTATCTAGATTAACTGGTTTTGAAGTCGGCCATATGATGGATACACGCTCAACAGGTGCTAGTTACATGAAAGGCACGTTTAACTGGCAGGCAGGATTTGGCGTTATGTATGTTGATCGTAAGCGTGTATTGCCAATAGCCGTTCCCATCGAGAAGGATGGCTCATTTCAGTTTGAGGGCAAAGTCTATGGATGACCCTTGTTGTGGCGAGGAATGGCTAGGATATGAGGAAGATTTCGTTATCAAATCGTTATCAAAATATGCCATTATGAGGTTGAAATAAGCCTGTAAGTAGTTCACACTTAACTTAATCCACAAAAGCTGTGGGTAAGTTAGGGGCTACAAATGATTGATTTGACTTATTTTGAAGCAGTTGTATTACTAGCTGCAACTCCAGGCGTTGTATTTATCGCCTACTGGAAAGGCCACGCAAGAGGCAAGCGAGAAGGCTGGCACGCTGGCCGTTCCCTATTACGCATCCCGGTTCGCAATGATCGCTAATGAACTCCTTACTGAAAGCACCAAACTCCTCTATGACAGAGGTTTGCAATATGGAGACCCAACTGCTAATCACATTCGAATTGCGCAACTATGGAGTGCGTATCTCAATCGTGGCATCGAACCTCACGAAGTCGCAATCTGTATGGCACTCGTCAAAATCTCGCGTTTGTCTGAGCAAGCAACGCATCACGATTCATACGCAGACGCTATCTCATACATGGCGATTGCAGGACACATCGCACTTACCGACTTCGACAACGATCTTGATGCTTACTAAAGCCAAACATGGAGTGTGGTGCGATTACTGCAAGAGCAGGTTCGGCATACACAATCCACTAGGAACAACACAAGCTGCTTGGACAGTAGTCAGCGAACTACCCAAGAGCCACGGGCGCAAACGTTCTTACTGTAATGACTGCGCAATAGATGTATCTAAGTGGGCTGATGGCTCATACTTCTCATTAGATCAACAGATAGAGTATGCAAAGACCAACGGCAACACTAAACAAGGAGTATTAAATGGCTTTTAACCTAGACAATTACGAGACCGTGGAAGTTCGCCTGGAGAAGTTTATTAAGGACTTTCCAGACTTCCGCATAGACACAGAACTGGAGAGTTTTGCTAATGATAGATTTATTGTTAAAGCGTATATATACAGGACTTTTGCGGATGGTGTCTCTTTCGCAACAGGATACGCTGAAGAGAAGATTACTGATCGCGGCGTTAATGCAACTAGCGCATTGGAGAATTGTGAGACTAGCGCAATCGGTAGAGCGCTTGCAAACGCAGGTTATGCAGCTAAAGGCAAACGCCCCAGCCGCGAAGAAATGGGAAAAGTCGCTAGAGTAAAGAATGACTTGGCCAGCGAAGCAATAGCCAATGCACCCTTAGCAATCAACAACACCTGGGATGAGTTTGTAAGTGCTGAACCTAAGCAACCTGTTGTAACCCTGGCCGATGCTGCTGAGATGGTGCAACAGACTTTCGGAGAAGCTGAGCCAATCCCAACATGTTCGCATGGCCCTAGAACTATTAAGTCTGGAGTCAGCGCATCAGGTAAAGCATGGCAAGGTGCAATGTGTGAAGTTCGTGGTGCATCAAAGGGTGACAGATGTCCAGCGATTTGGTATGTCATGAGTAAGTCAACAGGCAAGTGGAGATTACCGGAAGGAGTTGAATAAATGGGTTACGTTGAAGTAACAAGACCAGATGGCACAATCGAATTCTACGGCGATGTGCCAATGCTAGTCTGCCAAATGTGTAACAATATCCCAGATCAGGATGAAGGCGTTTGGACAGTTAGTCTATCACCGCTGCAA